CGGTGTTTGCGGTGTTGAGATGGCATATCTGATTATGCCTTCCCAATTCCTGATACTTCATGGCACTTAGGACATGACCATGTAAAGCCGGTCTTAAGTGATCCACCTGTGATGATTATATTCTCGATAGGGAATGGCTCATTACATAGATGGCATAAGGTCACAATCTCTGGGTTCATGGGCTGCTCTGGATTAGCAGACTTCATGCTCTCCAGCATCTTCATGTCCTCATCGCTTGGGAACTTCTCCCACTCACCGTCTTGGTTCATAAATTCTAATGTACCCATTATTTGTCTCCGTTAATCTCAGCCCACATGATCGCTTCGACCATCTCCTGAGCTGCGTAGATTGGTATCTCATGGTTTACTGCTTCGAGAATTACATCTCGAATCTTCTGCTGATAATCAGTCATAACTCACCACTTATTCTTCTGTGGCTGCCATACCCCTGATGGGCTTATCTCGTACCAAATTATGTCCTTACAAGTCCAGCAATCAAACTTGCCGTATGGCTTGCCGTTCTTGCCCTGACCAGTCTTCCAGCTCATTGGCTTAGGTGGGTCACACTTCTTGCAGACAGGAATGTCTCGCTCGGTCTGTCCACCGATGATGTCCTTAACTATTGATACTGCTTCATCGACTGTTGTTGCCGGTGCAGCTTCTCTGATAGTCCACGGATCATCTTCTTTGGCGATAGGCACATACTCCTTAGCAGTCTGCGCCATCTTTGCCTTGGTCTGTTCAATAATGGTTCTAGTCTCTTGATGCACTTGTACCTTCTCCATGTCCTCGCGAGTAGGCTTATGGGTTACCTCTAAGATTAGGCTTAAAGCGCGACCAGTTGCAGAGGTCAATGTATCTTCAACATAGAACTTAGCCATATTCTTAGGGTAAGTCGAAGCAATGCCAAAGGCAGAATCTACTCCTGCTGGAAGCGTGTCCTCTTGATTGCGATAAACCGCTGCTTCTGCGGTTACTTCGCCTTTAAGGGTATCGTGGAAAGTAATGCGTGTAACGATGCGACCAGTAGGGTAAGCCTTTTGAAAGCGAATAACCCTCTGAGCCACCGTCTCATAGTCATTGAGATTGAACATTTACTTCTCACTCATAATCTTGAGTTTCCAACCAGAGGACTTGAGTTCTCTGAGTATCTGCTCATTCTGATAAACGATTACTTCCATGAACGCATCGCGAGCCATTGCAGCTTCTTTGAGCGCTTCTAATTCATCAAACTTAAACATATAACTCATTCTCCTGTGTGTGTAGTGTTCCCATTATTCCGGCATATCCGCAAAGGTCGATGTATGTGTCCACCTTAGAACTTTCCATTGTCCTTGCCAGTTTGACCAATAGCATGATACCTGCGACTTGATAGTCAGCAATTGGCACTTCGAGGTATGCGCTGAGTAATCGTGCGGTTCGGGACATATTATCTGTTGGGTGTCCATAGTCGAATCCACGATCTTGAATAACTGCTTTTGCTTCAGTAAGGAAGTCACCGGCGTTCATCGCATTTCCTTGTAAACTTCAGCTCGACCATCGAGATAACCCTCTTGCTGACCATCAGATCGACCCAACATATAACCCAAAGCGGCGCACAATACTGTGTAAGCCACGATTGCAAAGAAACTCATATTGCCCTTTCCGTAGACCGTATCTCGGCTACAGACAGAACTTTATCTTAGGGGCGGTCGGTGTCTAACATATTTTGGTAACGGTTTGATAACGATTGTCGAGACATCTTCATCCTCGAAATAAGGGTTAGCGATTCCTTGGTCTGCCATAGACTTTACCTTGAACCGTAAACGTGCCGTCCTTTTCGATATAGATCAGGTCTACTTGTACGTTCTTACCCTTGACCCACATGATCGCAAAGGCTTGCTGCCAGTTAGCCGTTCCCTTGGTGTATGAAGCCTGTTTAAAGTCCATTAAATTGCCAACCTCGACTCCATGCAGAACACGCCCTAAACGGCCTCCTGAGGCCTCTGTGAACGATGACCTGCCAGCCCTGTGCGTGTGACCCGAAATTATATTTTTACCGTGCCTACGGCTTGCCTCAAGGGCTGATAAGCCCCCCTGTGGCTTGATAGGGGTATGGTCGCCGTGGACTGCTACCCAGTTAGGCGCAAGGGTCATGGGAGTCTTATGGAATGTAATGCCTAGTTCATCGAACTTCATGAACTTCTCAAAGCGCAGCTCAGGCAAGGATAGGAATGAGGGTATCTTTCGCATGATTACGTTATACAGGCGGTCGGTGTGATTAGATCGTATGCAGTCTGTAACGCCTAACTCCCAGAGAAGGTCAACGCACCGGTCTCGGTCGTCTCCTAGGCTCTGTGAATACTCCTCTGGAGTGCCGGCAGACCACTTGCTAATAGTCTGAAAGTCAATCTCGTCACCAATGGTAACTGTCTGGTCTGGCTTAAACGTCTTCAAAAATCGTGCTATGTTCTGAGTAACGTGTACGTCCTCGAAAGGAACTTGTAGGTCACTCAGGATTACGATCTTCTTCATTTAATCCTCGTCGTCGTCCTCGTATGGCAGCGGGTCGATTTTGTTTGGGAGCGGTGGCAGTATCCAATCAGGATAAGCCGAAGGCTCAACTATGATTGCAAGGGCAATATCTACCGACATACCTGCTCTACGCAAGGCTTTATACATCTCTTGCAGAGATATAGCCCATGCATCTAACTCGTTGTAGGTATCTAGCTCGATTGCCTTCTTACGTGCCATAGCATTATTTTCCCTTGAGTAGAACCTCTAGCATCGCTTCGACACGCACTAGACGGTCATTCATTGAAGAGCCAGAATTAGGCTTGAGTTCCTGTAGATAATGCAACACTACAAATCGTAAGAGTGCAGCCGTACCAGTTAGAACCGTCGCGCAAATGGCTACAATCGCAGCCCAATCCTGTGGAGTCACTTCTTGTCGATGACATCTACTGCGGCTTCTACTGCATCTACGGCAATGTCTGCGATTGACTTCTTAGCACGGTATGACTTGATAGCCTGACGGATTACAGGGATAGCAATTAAGCCAAGTCCACCGATGATGATTGCTTCCATTATTTGCCTCCTAGTAGCGGAATATTAGAAAAGAACGAGCCATCTGTATCGCCCTTTGTAGTGAAAGAGATATGGCAATGCTTACGGTGCGGATTGCTTCCCGAATATTTTCGCCAGCGCCAGCCCATGCGAGAGCTTGCAATCCTGCCATCGAAGATAACGTATGAGATGCGCTTATCTCCTGCCTTGGCTGCGAGTCGAATCTGATCCGCAATATCGGGCATGAGGTCGGGCTTGGCAGTTCCAGAGACATCTCTATCGACATTGATTGCTCTAACAATCCCAGTTTTTGGATCAGGATTGTGGTCGCTAGGGCGCGATTGATGGCGCAAGTCGCCGACCCATCCATCACTAGAACGGTCTCTATCTGAGAACGAGTCGTCAAATTGAAGTCGCAGCTGCTGCCCTGCCTTACATAGTATGGGCTTCATTGCTGCACTCCCACCGCTTCAGCTCGTTAAGTATTAATTCTGGGTGTTCACATGGAACTGGTGCAATAAATGCATCATCAATAGGATCATAAGTAAAACCAATGCCGGCATAGTTATAGCGGATTGTTGAGTTATAACTTGTTTTAATCCAAGTGCCACCGAGATTATCGATTAGCCATCGATAGCCCTCGTCTCCAGCAGGGTCATTATTATCGCCTACCAATACGCGAGTAACGATCGAGTTTTCGTCAATTTCTGCCCAATGACTCATTACACATCCGCCTTTAAGTAACGAACAATTACAATACCTGAGCCACCTGCTCCACCTAATACGTTTCCGTTATTGCTATTAGATGAACCACCACCGCCGCCAGAGCCTGTGTTAACTGTGCCAGCAGTTCCAGCATTTCCAGATGTAGCTCCACCTGCACCGCCGCCACCTGAGCCACCTGAGCCACCTGCATAACCGCTGCGACCAGTACCGCCACCGCCGCCGCCACCGTAAAATCCGCTAACGCCTGTTGATGTAGCACTAGCCCAAGTAGACCAAGTATCTTTACCTGCTCCACCAATGCCAGCAGCGGTTGAAGATGCAGCCGTGCCAGCTACTCCAATACCACCACCAGAGCCACCGAATGAAAAACTTGTTGTATCTGAATAACCTGCGCCGCCAGCAGTACCATAACCAGTTCCACCGCCATTGCTAGTCTGTGTTGATGATCCACCAGCTGGTGTTGCATAATCTCCACCTGCTCCACCGCCGCCACCGCAACCGCCGCTAAGTCCTACGCCGCCGTTACCTTTTCTACCGCCACCACCGCCAAAGGCAGTTAGACCAAAAGCAGTCGAATTAACTCCGCTTGTACCATCGAACAAAGCAGTAGATGTACCACCTGCTCCAACCTCGATGGTATAAGAACTCGCAGCTGCGTTTGTTGATAAATAGATTGCTCCACCTGATCCACCACCTGCTGCGTGTCCAACTCCACCTGCGCCACCACCTGCAATAGCAAGAACTTCCACATTGAGGGGAAGTCCAGAGATAGATAAAGTGCCATTACCAGTAAATGTGCGATAGAAATAAGTAGCATCGCTAGTTAAAGTGCCGCCTGTTACTACTGGCTTTGCTGGCACATAAGGCTGAAATACTGCGATTGCGTTATTAAGCAATTGCGCCCACCACATACCATGTGTCTGTAGCAACCTTTACGCATGCTGCCATCTTGTACTGACCAAGAGTAGGAGATGCGGCAGTTGCACCAGCAGAAAGGATAGTTGTTGTGCCCGGAGTTGTTGCAGAAATTGTAACTGTTCCCGCGCCCTTGTTGAGTACGTTGAGGACTGTACCTACTGGGAAGGCTACTGATGCGTTGGTAGGAATCTTAAAGGCTACTGCGGTTGCCTTGTTCATAGGCACTAGCTTCTGATAGCCATCGCCAATAACTGCGGTGTAGTCAGCAGTCTGGTCTGTTCCAATCTCAAAGGTCACTAGACCGTTGTACATTGCAGCGGTGAGGATATCGCCTGTAACTGATGGGAAGCCTGTTGCCATTTATATCTCCTAGTAAGTCATAGCACTCACGCCAATTATACCGCGTTCTGTGCTTCCTATTACGAACCCATCGGTTATGGGTTCTAGTGTTGTTACGGTCACTTGCATTGAGTTTGGTGTGATATTCCAGTTAAGTCCTTGGACTTGCAGGGTTTTCACAATAGTTGAGCCATCGGGCTGGACGTTAGTGATTTCCACATTGCTAAAATAATCCAGCGGCAGAATAGCCAAGGGCGAGACATCTGGATCATAAAGGTCAATAGTCATGGCATCGACTCTAATGGTTGTCTCAGCTCTAGTAGCCACATAAGTGCGGGCGATATTGAGGGCGTTGGCATCTGTATCGATTACGAGGTCTGTCTGGTTGTAGCCATGAGGGAAGTATTTAATTGCGCTGGCGGTGTTCTCAGCAAACTGCATTGTGCCGCCAGAGCGGGTCATCTGCGATTGGTTAATAATGAGCTGATCATTAAAGGCAAATACTAGATTTTTGTAAGGTTGAGATAAAGCGGTGTTCTGGGCAAACTTTGTAGGTGTAGCCGCTATTGATGAGACTACGGTGTTACGGTTCTTAAATACAATTGTGCCGCTGCCATCGCAGTATAAAGCGCCCTGTTCGCTGAACTCTGCGTTTTTCAATGCAGCTAGTGCGGTGCGATTATCACCCGGATCGGCAATACAGTTGGAATTTCCTGTGGCGATAGTGCGCATATTTGTAGGGAAATTGATTGCATCGAGAATCTTGCCAATGCGTGTGCCTGTGTCCTGCCCTGCCGTTGCCCCTGAAACTGCGGTGACTTGTGAGAGCTGAAAGAGACGGAAGGCATCTGCGACATATATATCGACATAGCCCATCTGCTCTGCCTGATCGTAAAAATACCGGTACTCAGTTGTATAGCCTGAGAATAGGAAAGCGTTATAACTTCTAAGCCCGTTGTCGTATGAAGCAGACACACGAATCTTACGGAGAGGGGTAAGGTATGGGTAATAAATAGAGTTTACATTTTGAGGGTTAAAATTAGAGTCTGGGTCTAATACGCGAATAACCGCAGTACCAGCCTCATATTGATCACGGATAACGTTACGCCCGCGGGTAATAGTAATCTGGCGAACACTATCAGTTAAGTCCACAATAGGAATAGGAACGTCATTAGATGCTAGTTGAGATACTCCAAGCACTCCATACTTTTCATCGCCAATAGTGAAGGGGTATCCAAATTGTGCGCCAGAGCTGAAGTCAAAACTTACTTGAATAGTTAGATTGGGTACTGCCATTATCCAAAGCCCCCAGTTCTACGATCTAAATAAGCGACCTGACCGGCGCTCATAGACTGGTCTAGCAATGCTGAGGCAACTGCTCTGCCATCAATCTGAACTACAACTGTTTGAGCACCTTGGTTTCCTGAGCCGTAAAGATTACCTCGCTCGCGGTTAATTTCCTCAGGTGATGCGCTTGGGTCTGGGAATGGATTTGTGTTAGGCACGTTGGCGTTAGGCGGTATTACAGGGCTTGTAGCAACTACTGAAGCCAAATTAGCCTTAAAGGAAGCCAGCCATGCATCCCAAGCCTTAAATGGGTTAGGCGCTTCTGGAAGTGTGTTGATGTATTGTTTTAATCTTCCAGTAGAGTCAATGGCATCTGCTAATTGGTCTGATAGCTTCTTAGCCTGATCTGTATTGCCTGTGATGAGGGCTAATTGTAGTTCAAGGCGTAGTCGTTCTTCCGCGCTGATATTGCCCTTGAGTGCAGCAATAATCTGAATCTGCTCAAGGTCGAATAGTGAACCTTGCTTCTTGGCTAGGTTCTGCTTTTTCTGCTCGGCGGTCAAAGCCTTCTGAGATGCCACCTGCTTCTTCTGTAGGGCTGCTAGTTCTTTGGCTCGCTTGGCTGCTGCCGCTTCTGCCTCACGCTGCTGCTTTGTACGCTGCCATGAACCTGCGGGTGATGATTGTCGGTTTGTAGTAGTCATTGGCTTTTTAGGCGCAAAGAGTGTGCCGTTCTCGCCTAGCAAACCACCTAAAGATGTAACGAAGTCCAGAGCCTTATAGAGCTTAACTATTGCTCCAACTGCTGCACCAACGGCAGTAGTGACTCCTGCAACTGACTTAGCAATTGCATCAATTGTTTTGGCTGCATCGGCAGCACTTGATCCACCACCGAGCAGGGCAAAGGCATCAACCAAGCCCTTACCGATTGTCTCCTTAGCATTCTCAGATGCGACAGTCAGGACTTCCATCTTGTACGCAGTAGTAGTGAGATAGGCATCTGCTGCACCTGCTGAGCGGGTAAGCAATACGCCTAAGATATCTGCAAAGGATTTAGTTTTAAGTTCTGTCTGTGTAAGCCCTGTGTTGTATTTACGAAGCCCACGGGTAATGCCCACATATCCATTAGCCAAGTCCTGTGCCACGGTAGCCAAGTCAACGCCTGAAGCGCGGCTGATTGTGATGGCATCGTTGAGTAGCTTCTGAGACTTGGTAAGTGATCCAGTAGTAGTCAGAAGTGCTTGCATTGCTGGACGTAATTTATCATCGAGGATGCCAGCGCTTTGTTCTGTTTTCGCTATAAAATCTTCTACATCTGCCTTAAAAAATGAAAGTCCTAAATTGTCGATTGCAGTCGATAGGCGTTGGGCTGCTGCTTCATCAGCTGCAAAGGCTTTGACTGCTGCCTTACCGTAGGCAGTAATAGCCGCACCGGATAGGGCAATGCCAAGAGTTTTACCGAGATTCTTAACATTCTTCTCAAACTTGCCAATTGCCTTGTCTGCTTTATTGAGTCCAGTCGCATCAAGTATGGTCGCAATTCTGACTGCTAAATCTGTATTTGCCATTATGCTGCCTTCTTTGTAAGCGCTACAACGTTATCCATAGTTTTCTCTATGGCTTTAATTACTAGGGCATTAGTTCTGCCCTGATCTTCGCCCCATGCTCTAAAGATTAGGCGACCATTCATCTTGCGGCTAAGGCGACCAGTCTGACCTTCCATGCGTTTGGCCACATAAATCTTGCCCATAGAATCGATAAACTGCTTACCAGCATTAGGGTTGGCAGAAGTGTTGATGTCCTTGCCTGATTGCCATGCCGGAACTACGAAGCCACCTCTGTAGGCAACTGTGCGCTTTGCTGGCGGCTGACCTTGTGGGTTCTTACGTCCAGCAGTCTCATAGATTGCACCAGCGGCAGACTTGTTATAAATCGAAGCCATCGCTCTGAATCCATTTTTATTGGCTTTGGTTGGAGCAGTTGAGAATGTAATCCCGCGTTTGATTTCACCTGAGTCATAAGCTCGATTAGCCCAGACTCCAACCTTCTTACCCCAACCTGATAGCGGGGCTTGACTAGGTACGAATCCTCTAGCCTTGTTGGTAATTGAACGCAAAAGACCAGAGATTTCTCTCTGGCTCTCCTGTGCTAATTCTGGTGCAAAGTTCTTTAATCCTTTACGAAGAGCGACCACGTTTGATACGCTTGCTGGCATCTTTCCGCTCCTTCGCTAGATCGTGTAGAACTTGTATATGAGCCTTGAACGCCATTGGCGATAAGTTCACTATGGTCTCGAACGGAACTCCGTACTCATACGATAGACGAGCTGCCGTATAGGTAACAGAGTTCCGGTCGATTACCCTAAAGGGTCAGACTCTAAGACCTCGACCCCTTTAATTGTCTCAAGGAAAGCCTCGCCAAATGGCTTAACTGTTTCCCCTGAGCGACGGATTGCTTCCCAACACAACCAGTAAACATCAGATTGCTTCTGATCCTCAATGAGTGCTTTGTGAAAGCCTTTTTTAGCATATTGCTCAAAGGAGTATTCAATGATTGGAGTTATCTCAAACTCTTGGATTGAATTGTCTGCCCTTGTTACTTTGAGTTTTGCCATGCCCTTTTCTCCTTATTACGAGGTTGTTACAGCAATTGTACCTGATACGTTCCAAGTTACTGACTGTGTTCCAATGTCGCCAACTGCACCGTTAATATCGGTTGTGTTGTTGACTAGAGCAGTCATTGTGTAAAGTGGGTTTGTAGCAGATGTAGCAGCAGAAGTCTGCTTAACTGTTACTGTAACGTTTGTTCCCCATGCAGCCTGAAGTGTCTGAAGGACGTTTGCAGTAGCGGTGTCGTTGAGGAAGTCGATTGTGATAGATGATGCTTCCAAGCCCTTTACGAACTTGTGACCTGAATCGCCCATCGCAGTAACTTCAAGCTCATCGAATGAGCGGTTGAGTGTTACAGAAGTAACGTGGTTTGAGAGATCAACTGCATTAACAGTAAGAACTACTCCATTGTTTAGAAATACTGCC